TAACACGGGGCCACATGATGGGTAGATCCCAACCAAGAGCGACAATAGCCAATCACGACTTCGAGATCTTCGCATGATCGTGCCAGATGACTTCATAGCGGAGTTAAATCTGAGCGACAGGATAAGAGTTGTGCCGTTTCACTACGGACACATCCACATGATGCAGTTATCGGAACTTGACCGCCGAGCCGCTAATGCCTTGCCTGACTTTAACGAGCGTATCCAGTCATATGCCGACGCCTATCCTAGCATGACAGTGATGATCGACGACAAGATCATCCTGTCTTCTGGGGTATTCCAACTCTGGCCCAACACCTATGAACTATGGATGTTTAAAAGTGACGACCTCGCCAAGCAAAACGCACTCGACCTTACACGCAAAGCCAAGATGTTTGTATCATATACGACACAACTGTCCTATTTACGTCGTTTGCAGATTGTTGTCAGAAATGATAATAGTCCAGCGATGCGTTGGGCCAGACTAATCGGGTTCGACTATGAGGCAACTCTAACGGCATATACTCCTGATGGTGTAGACTGCCATATATATACGAGGTTTAATCATGGGTTTTCTGGCTCCTAAAATAGATACATCTGCTCAAAAGGCACAGGCGAAACTGCAAGCTGAACAAGAAGCTCGTATCACTGCTCAAGAAGCAGAGGCTGGTGCGCGCACAGCGGCGTCAATCAGGTCTCGCCAGTATGGCGGTATGCGTCAGCTTCTCAGCCCTGAGCGTCTGAATCCTGAGACTGGGCTATCTTCAAGCCTGAGCGGAATGTAACCAATGGTTGCCAAGAAATACCAGAACCCTGAAGGTGGCCTGAATGCTGCTGGACGGGCGTATTTCAAACGCACTGAAGGCTCTAACTTGAAGGCTCCTGTCAAAGGTGCGCCTAAAAGTCGTGAGGCACTAGGACGGAAGGCCAGTTTCTTGGCGAGAATGGCAGGAGTTAAGGGGCCAGACTTCGACGAGAAGGGCAAACCGACTAGGAAGTTATTAGCGTTGAGAGCATGGGGAGCATCTTCAAGCGCAGATGCAAAGCAGAAAGCCGCTGCTCTCAGTGCCAGAATAAAGAATATGAAAGATTAACCACAAGAGAGATGGAGACTACAATGCCGCTTAAAAAAGGTTCCTCGCAGAAGACAATTTCTACGAACATTCGCGCCGAGATGAAAAAGGGGTATCCCCAAAAACAGGCTATCGCAATGGCAATGTCATCCGCTGGCAAGTCCAAGCCGTCCGGCAAATCAATGCCCAGTAAAGGGAAATAATCATGGCTACGATCCAGCATACGAATACAGCTACAGATGGTTCGATTGTGTATACATGGACTGGTATGGCTAACAATGATGTCGGAACCGCTATCTATCTGGATGGCAAACATCATTTGACAGCACAGGTATATGGCACGTTCAATGCTGCAACTGTCGAGTTTGACGGTTCTATTGATGGGACTAACTTTGTCGCATCGACTAAAAAGAATGCGGCTGGTAGCGTTTCGTTTACTGCTGCGGGTATGGCTGCATTTGATACGGAACCATTGTATATCCGTCCGAAAGCAACTGGTGGCGGTGCTTCAACTAGCGTAACTTGCATTCTGCTAGTGCGCGGGGATAACTAAGGATTAAGTTATGGCAAGGATGAATGTAGAAGAAGTCATAAAGCGTTCATCGCTTGCATCTGCTCGCAAGGATGAGTGGAGAACGATCTATCAAGAGTGCTATGAATACGCATTGCCACAGCGCAATCTGTATGATGGCTTCTATGAAGGGGGCGTTCCCGGTCAAAAGAAGATGAGTAAGGTCTTCGATTCAACTGCCATCCATTCGACACAGCGATTTGCTAACAAGATCCAGTCCAGTCTGTTCCCTCCGTACCGTGCTTGGTGCAGATTACAGGCTGGTAACGAGATCCCGATTGAACGTAGAGGGGAGATCCAACGTGTTCTGGACGCATATAATGAACAAATGTTCTCTATTCTCAGACAAACTAACTTTGATCTGGCGATGTCGGAATTTCTACTGGACCTATCTGTGGGTACGGCTGTCATGCTCATTCAGCCTGGCGATGAGTCCATTCCGATCAGGTTTACAGCGGTTCCTCAATATCTTGTCAGTCTTGAAGAAGGACCTCATGGGACGGTAGACAATGTTTACCGGAAGATGCGTGTAAAGGGCGAGGCAGTCAGCCGTCAGTGGACGGATGCCAAGATCCCCGTTGCATTGCAGCTCATGATTGACAAAAAGCCGACTGAAGATGTCGAACTGCTGGAAGCAACTGTCTATAACAAGCAGGATAACATCTACTGCTACCATGTGATCCATGAGAAGAGTAAGTCAGAGATTGTCTACCGGACAATGAAGGTCTCACCTTGGATCGTTGCCCGATATATGAAGGTCGCTGGCGAAGTCTATGGCCGTGGTCCGTTGATTGCGGCTATGCCAGACGTGAAGACCCTTAACAAGACCGTTGAACTGGTCTTGAAGAACGCTGCTTTGGCTGTTGCAGGTGTATATACAGCGGCAGATGATGGCGTAATCAACGTACAGACCATCAAAATCCAACCAGGTGCGATTATTCCGGTCGCTCGCAATGGTGGACCACAGGGTCCAAGCCTGATGCCGCTTACAAAAGCGTCTGACTTCAATGTTTCGCAGATCATTATGAACGATTTGCGGATGAACATTAAGAAAATGCTGCTCGACGACACCCTGCCGCCAGACAATATGTCTGCACGGTCGGCAACAGAGGTCGTACAGCGCAGGAACGAGTTAGCGCAGAACCTTGGTGCGGCGTTTGGTCGCCTGATTACCGAGGCCATGCTGCCAATCGTATCAAGAATCCTGTTCCTGATGGATGAAATCGGCTTGATCATGATGCCTCTCAAGGTAAATGGTCAGCAGGTCAAGGTAGTACCGATTTCGCCACTGGCTCAAGCGCAGAACATCACTGCGTCTATGGGTCCAGAAGCACAGATTGCTATCAAGAAAGATGCGATTATTGACTACATCGCAGACAAACTTGGTATCCCTACAAAACTTCTGACAACGACAGACGAGCGTGAACTTATCATGCAACAGATGGCAGAGGCCGCACAGCAGATGCAGATGCAGCAACAGGGTGCTATGCCTCAGCAACAGGCTTCTGCTGGGCCAGAGCAACTTAGCAACCAACCAGCACTTATGAGGGCATTGCAGTGAGCAACACAGATTTTGGTTATGGTCAAAGACAAGATAAAACCAATAAAGGACAGGGGTTTTATGGTGCTATTAAAAGACCTGATGGCAATGTATCAACGGAATTATCTGTTGGTGTGAATCTAGGTGGAAAAGAAACAGAAATTCCACTATTGGTTCCAGGCTTATCAAAGCAACAGATTGATTATCTAGTCAATGCAGACCCATCTGCAAAAACATTTTTTGACAAGATGCCAAAAGGTATCATGGAAAAGGCGATTGAACACGCCAGAATGCGAATGGAAATGGGTAAGCCAGCGTTTGCAACTGAAGAAGATAAGCCAGTAGGAATGCCATAATGGATTGGAACGATATTGATGGTGATGTTGTCAATGTTACAGGCAAAGACCATCTTGCAGAAATGGATGCACACTACGCCCTTGTTCGGTTAATTGAGGAGCGTATAAAACGAGCGAGGACTAGATGATTGAAGAAGAACAGACAACTCAGGCCAGCGAGACTGCTGACAACCAGAGCCTGTTAGCAGTAACTAAAGAAGAGGAAGTGGCGGTACAGATTGAAGTGCCTCACCGCGAACTCACCGCACAGGAAATGGAAGCAAAACAGGCTGAAGAACCTGATACTCCAGAGGAAGCACTCGTCAGACCAGACTATTGGCCTGAAAATTTCTGGTCAGAAGAAGAGGGGCCAGACGTAGAAGCCCTTGCCAAGTCCTATCAGGAACTGAGAACCAAGTTTTCTCAAGGCAAGCACAAGCCACCCAAGGACGGCAACTACGATGCAAGCCTATTCAAGAACCTGAATGTTCCTGATGATGATCCAATGCTGTCACGCTACATCTCGACAGCCAAAGAACTTGGAATCTCACAGGATGCGTTCGACAAACTGGCTTCTATCTACATTGAAGAGGCTGGTCAGGCTTTTGAGAACGTCACTGTCAGCCGTGATGAAGAGATCAAAAAGCTCGGCAATCGGGCCAATGATATTATTCAGGCAAACAATCAGTGGCTTACCAAGTTGAGTCGGTCTGTGTTGAATGAATCGGAAACCAATGCAATCGCCAAGGCTTCTACCTCGGCAGCGTTTGTCTCTGCGTTGAACAAGATCAGGCAAGCATCAGGCGAGATGTCGATCCCGACTACAGATGTAACACCGGACACCGGAGTCTCGAAGGATGACCTGTACGCTATGGTCGGAGATCCAAAGTACGGCAAGGACATGGTATTCACACGCAAGGTGGAGAAGATGTTCCAGAATGCCTTCGGTGACCAAGCCTACGCACCATAATTGACAACATCGGGCGGATGATCTAATTGTCCTCCGTCCGACAATCATGTCTCGTACACGACCGGATACTTAGTTAGGTGACCCGTAAGGACAATCACGAACGATTATCACATGAAACGCAATTTGGAGATTTAACATGGCACAGGGTATTTCCTCAGCCTTTGTCACGCTCTTCGATGCGGAAGTGAAGCAGGCATATCAGGGGCAACGCCTCCTGTCTGGTCTCGTCCGTGAACGTCAGAACGTGGAAGGCTCAACCGTAAAGTTCCCTAAGATTGGCAAAGGTTCTGCCACACTTCGGGTTCCTCAGACGGACGTTACACCACTTAACATTTCATATTCGCAGGTCACTGCGACGATGAGCGACTACAATGCTGCTGAATACAGCGACATCTTCCATCAGGCGAAGGTTAACTTTGACGAGCGTCGTGAGCTTGTTCAGGTTGTCTCCGGTTCGATTGGTCGTCGTATGGATCAGTTGGTATTGGATGCACTTGCTGCTTCCAGCACATCGTTGACTGTCAGCAATGACATCGGTGGCACTGACACCAACCTCAACCTTACCAAGCTCCGCACTGCAAAGCGGTATCTGGACAAGAACAATGTTCCTATGGACGGTCGTTGCTTCCTTGTTTCGGCTGCTGGCCTTGAGTCGCTTCTTGGTGAAACAGCAATCACATCTGCCGACTTTAACTCAGTTAAGGCTTTGGTGAATGGTGAAATTGATACCTTCTTGGGCTTCAAGTTCACAATGATTGGTGATCGTTCTGAGGGTGGTTTGGCAATCGACGCCTCGCTTGACCGTGTGTGCTTCGCTTATCATCGTGACGCTGTTGGCTTCGGTATCGGCATGAATATGAAGACCGAAATCAACTACGTTCCAGAGAAGACCTCATACCTTGTAAACGGTATGTTCTCCGCTGGTGCAATCGCGATTGATGACGAAGGCATTGTCAAAATCACTTGCCGCGAAACCGCATAAGGGAGATTGAACAATGGCTTTTTCTTCAACAGGTTGGAACACGATTGCTGCCAACAAGTCTGGCAACGCTCCGTCCCTCTTCTCATATAAGTCTGCTGACACGCAGGCGACGATGAACACTGCTGCTTATTTTAACGAAGTCACAAGCCTCGTTAAGGTCGGTGACGTACTTTTCCTCTACGATACAACAACTCCTTCGCTTGTTATTACATATGTAAATAGCAATACGTCGGCTGGTGTAGTTGACATCGCAGATGGCACGACCATCTCAGCAACTGATACGGATTAATCCCGTTGAAATGCTGGTGCTAATTGAGGGGGAGCAATCCCCCTCTTTTTGTTTGTGTACGAATAATATATAAGGCATTAATATTGCGTTGAAGGAGAACTCCCTTGGCAACTGGTGATACCAAACTCACAATCGTCAACGACGCACTTATTATGCTCGGAACCAACATCATTACGTCTTTCACTGACGGGTCTAATGCCGCTCAGATCTCTGACAGACTTTATGACGACATCAAGGCAATGGTACTTACAATGTACCCTTGGACGTTCAGCTACAAGAAAGTCCAACTAGCCCAGCTTGCAACAACTCCAGTCACCGAATGGAAGTACGAGTATCAGCTTCCGGGCGATATGTTGTCAGGCCCAAGGGCTTTGTTTGTCTCTGCTAATCCAGGTGCGCGTCCGGTCACTGACTGGGAAGTAATGAACAACAAGGTGCAGACGAACTACACGTCTGTTTATATCGACTATCAGTTTGATGTCAGTGAAGATCTGATGCCAAAATACTTTGTCCAGTTGATGAAGTATTACCTGTGCTGGCACTTTGCAGAGCCTGTTACTGACCAGATGACGAAGAGCCAATACTGGGCTAACATGGCTATCGGTTCTGGCGAGAATGGTCGTGGTGGCTAC